ATGCAGGGCTTGCTACTGCTATTATGTGGACTACTAGTGGAGTATTATGGAAAGAAGCCGCACTAATTATCCCCAACATTGTTATTGCATTGATTTATTTGTCAGGTATACTTAAATGAAAATTGTAAAAACTAAAGTACATTCAATTAGAATGGGTGACGTTGAGGATCCTGATTTGTTTGTAGCACAGCCTATTTGGGAATGGCAACAAACAGAAGCAGGAAAGTTTGTTATGGAAAATAGTAAGCAACAGCCTGAATGGCATCGAAGGACTGATCCATACAACTATGGTTATCATTATGATATCGTAGCATATTTAGAAGAAAAAGATTTAACATTTTATAGGTTGAAACACGAATGAGAATTTTAGTAACCGGCGGCCTCGGTTTGATAGGTCACAATGTAGTAGCACGTTTAGAAAACTTAGGACATGAAGTTTCTATTACAGATACCCGAACTAATTATGGATTGGTTCCGCAAGACGAACTTGATTACCTTGTGGCAGAACGATTAAAGAAAATTAGTACTACTGCAATTCATAGAATCGATATCAGTGATGTTGAAGGAATGAATTGGTTATTTGACAAATATAAGCCTGAAGTAGTGATTCATATGGCAAGTTTCCCCCGTCAAAAAGTTGTCAATGCTAATCCCATGATTGGTGCAAGAACAATGATGGAAGGTTTAATGAATCTATGTGAATTGAGCAAGAAATATTCAGTAGATAGATTTATGTATATTAGTTCAAGTATGGTCTATGGAGACTTTACTGATGATGTTACAGAAGATGCCATTTGTAAACCACAAGGCCAATATGGCATTATGAAATTAGCAGGAGAACATGTTGTCAAAGATTACACGCGCCGAGGTTGTTTTAACTATACTATTGTGCGTCCTAGTGCTGTATACGGCCCGCTTGACGTGGAAGATAGAGTTATTGCAAAGTTTATGCTTACAGCCATGCGAGGAGGAACCCTCAAGGTCAACGGAGCCGGTGAAACCCTCGACTTCACTTATGTGGACGATGCGGCAGACGGAATTGTCGCAGCCTCACTTAGTCCATATGCAACAAACAAAACATACAACATCACAAAAAGCCACAGTAGAACTCTAATTGATGCTGCCGAATTAGCAGTAAAGATTGTAGGCAAGGGTAATATCGAAGTGCGCGGTAAAGACGCAGATTTCCCAAGCCGCGGTGCATTAAATATTGATAATGCAAGAAAAGATTTTCAGTTTGATCCGAAGGTCGATGTAGAAGAAGGGTTCGAAAAATATTATGAGTGGCTTACAAATTCCCCATTTTGGTCTGCAAAGACAATACAGTAACTTAAAAGCAGAATTATTATTTGCCACCGATCAAGTACTCAGAAGTGGGTGTTTGGTCGGCGGACCTTATACTAATAAGTTTGAACAGTGGCTTAAAGATTACACAGGCGCGCAATACGCACTAACTGTACATAGCGGAACACAGGCTTTAGAAATGATTGCTAGATTTCATTATCTAGCAAACAATCCTTTTGACTTTAATATCAAACCTAAAGTTTATATCCCCAATGTTACATATCCTGCCACATTAAACGCATTCATCAACACAGGTTGGGATATTGAACTATGTGATACCGATAGCAATGGCTTAATCAATGTATCAAACACAGATAGTTTAACCTATAAATGTTTTGTAGGACTATATGGTGCACCACAAACATATGATATTCCCTCTGATGTAATTGTTGACGGGGCACAACACTGGCTAGTCGCTGATGGCAACTTTGGTGAGGGCATGGCAATCAGTTTTGACCCTACAAAGAACTTAAATGCAAGTGGCAACGGTGGTGCTATTGTAACTAACAACGAAGAATTGTATGAATATGCAAAACGTTATAGAGACAATGACAAAGGGTACAATGAATATGTAGGCACTAATAGTAAATTAAGCGAACAAGATGCCGCTCACTTGTTAGTACGTGCACAATATATTAGTGCTTGGCAAAAACGTAGAGAAGTCACACGCTTATATTACTGTGATCAATTTAAAAATGCACCAATGAAATGTTTAAGCGCAGGATTTAGAACTCATGCTGATCAAAAGTTTGTAGTATATACAAAGCAACGAGATCAACTAAAACAATACTTAACAAATAAGGGCATTGAAACTAAAATTCACTATGAACGTGCACTAAGCGAACTACCTATTGCTAAGCCATATATTAAACCAACTATGTTAGCGACCAGTGTGTTCTTAACTAGGGGAGTACTAAGTCTGCCTATTTACCCCGAACTAACAGATGGAGAAATTGAATACATTGTACAAAGTGTTTTAGAATTTTTTGCTAAATAAGAGTACAATGTGGTTACTCAACTTTATCCCCGATAGTTTCCTTCACTTTATAGTACTAGCAGTATTATTCAGTGGTATAGGATTATATGTAGCAGGCCTAATTATGAATTTTTGGCTTGCTACATTGCCATACAGAGAGCCTGTAAGAATAATTTCAACTATCCTTACTATTGCAGGTGTATATTTCTACGGTAGCTACGACACAGAAATGGCCTGGCGCAATAAAATGGCTGAGGCACAAGCAAAAATAGCACAAGCCGAAGTAGAATCGCAAAAACAAAACGTTCAAATCGTCACTAAAGTTTTGACTAGGAAACAAGTAGTTCAACAAAAAGGTGATACTGTTGTGGAATATATTGACAGAGAAGTTACAAAATACGATAGTGAATGCAAGATTCCTGACGTATTTGTCAAGGCCCACAATGATGCGGCAGCACAGCCTGATTTTAGAATCATAGGAAAGGCTTCAGATAAGAAATGAGAAGTCTAATAGTTTTAAGTTTAGTATTGTTAACAGGATGTGCAACTTCAGTTCCTGTAGTACCCAAGTTTCCTGATGTTCCCGACACATTACTTGTACCCTGTCCTGAACTAGAAAAGTTACCCGATCAGACTAAATTAAGCGAAGTTGATGAAGTTGTAGTCAGAAACTATACAACTTACTATAAATGCGCAGTTAATAATGATGGTTGGATTGAATGGTACAACACTCAAAAGAAGATTTTTGACAATATCCCCAAATAAGTATTTGTGATAAATACATGATAGGAAGATTATCATGGCTATACAAGAAATTATTAATATAGGCACTAGCCCAAATGACGGGCAAGGTGACCCGTTACGCACGGCGTTCAACAAGATTAATGACAACTTCACTAATCTTTTTGCTAGTTTTACCAATTTCAGCAACGTATTGACTACAGGAAACACAGCAGGACAAATCATCTTTGAATCTCCTGCAAATACTTTTAGTCAAGGCCAATTCTATATTCAATCTACAGATACATCTACCTCAGACAGTCAAACAATTCAATTATATTCTCAAGTAAGCGCAGATTCAAGCAATGTGAAATTCACAGCATATGGTTCAACATTTTTTGGAAATTGTGTGTCGAGTTTTGATATGACAGTTGATGGTACATCGGGAAACGTACAAATTTTAGCGAATCCTATTTCAAATAACACAGTATTACATTTTATCGGCTCACAAGTAATGTGGCTTGGTAATGTTGTTCCAGGATTGGCTATCGCATTAGACGGATATTCTAATTCAGTTATGGCTACGCAAAGTAATATTGTCATGGCAACAAATCAAGGATCATAAAATGAGAGCAAGTGAATTTATTAGCGAAGCTGGTCCACCTAGATCAAGTTTACACAAGGATCACGAAAGCGTAGTCCCGGGCCCAGGCAGTTATATTGCACGTGATACAGGTGGATATGATCGTGTTTATCATATGAATCGTTTGTGGATGGCTATGGCCATAGCAGATGGTAAATCAACTAAACCAGTTGATATGGATGTTGCTAGTCCAACAGAAAAGTTCAATGGCATACATCCATATACAGATGAAGAACATAATATGGTTCAGGCAGCGATGAAAACTATCCCCGGTGAATATCACACACTTGCAAAACCTAGTAAGAAAAGTGCTGAGCCTGATGATGTCCATAAAGTTAGTCCAACTACTAGCAGAAAATTGAAAAATTATCGCACAGGAAAATAATTTAACTGCATAGATTCCTAATAAGTAATATTATCAAACTTAGGAATCTTATGCAAAATCTAATCGATATCAACAACACCCTTGACTTAGTTAAGTTAAAGTTCTACAATGAATGGCTTTATACTGCACACATCTATGATGAGGGCGATAGTGAGTTACATTGTAACATTACAAAACAAATCGTGGCAACTTATGTTGACCCATTAAACTTACCAAAAGACGCTAAAATCTTAGATTTAGGATGCGGACCTGGTTACTTTTTAGATGAAATGAAATCTAGAGGGTACACAGACTTAGTTGGTGTTACACTAAGCCCCGGTGATGTTGCTATTTGTGAAGGCAAAGGCCACACTATTAAAAAATACGACCTAAGTTTTATCCCACAACGTGATGGCTACTATGATGAAAGCGTAGACTTTATTTTCTTGCGTCAAGCATTAGAACATAGTCCATATCCTATCTTTAGTTTAATGGAATACAATCGTATTTTAAAACAAGGTAGTAAGATTTACATTGAAGTTCCTGCTCCGGAATGTGATCGTAAACATGAAATTAACCCTAATCACTATAGCGTGTTGGGCCCGCAAATGATTGCATCATTGCTTCAACGTTGTGGATTTGATATTGATTTATTCAATGACTATCAATTTGATATCAGTATGCCAACAGACCTTAATGATCCAGTAAATGGAGAGCGAATTACAATGAAAGAAAAGTATTTCTGCATTGTCGCAACTAAAAAGCGTCCACTAGACATTAAATAATATGCATATCTCGGGGTCTCCCCGAGATTCCATATGTAGACACAATAAATACTATATGTTCGATCCGTTTAACCAAGCAAAATTACAAAATGCATATAAAAATATGCAAAATTTTAATCCAGGTCCAGAAAAAGAAATGACATTGGATGATTTAAAACGTTTAAGTGGTAACGGTAAAGTTAACGGTGAATACACATATATACCCAACCATGTATTAGCTGCCGAAAAAGCACAGTATATACGTGACAATAACATTAAACCCGGCGATAAAGAATGGTTCAAAGTTATGTTTGCTAAACCTGACTTAACAGGAGAAAGCCCATTTTCTAAGAAGTAGTATATTTCTTATAAATAATACTATGGCAAACGCACCCACATTAGTTAAAACACCTTATACAAAAACACACTTTGCAACACAAAAAGAATTAGATGATTTTGTAAAGTGTTGTGATCCAGAAACAGGTTATCTATATTTCATGGATAACTTCTTTTACATACAACACCCTACTAAGGGTAGTATGTTGTATCATCCTTGGCCCTACCAAGAGAAGTTAATTCACACATATCACAATTATCGTTATAGTATTTCACTCATGCCTCGACAGTCAGGTAAGTCAACAAGTGCAGCCGGATATCTTTTGTGGTACGCTATGTTTGTCCCTGACAGTACTATTCTAATTGCCGCACACAAATATACAGGCGCTCAGGAAATTATGCAACGTATTCGTTATGCATATGAAAACTGCCTCGACCATATTAAAGCTGGTGTAACAACATACAACAAAGGTAGTTTAGACTTTGAGAACGGTAGTCGTATTGTTAGTGCGACAACTACTGAAAATACTGGTCGTGGTATGTCTATTACATTATTGTATCTTGATGAGTTTGCATTTGTTAGACCTAGTATTGCGCAAGAGTTCTGGACTTCTATTACACCAACACTATCAACTGGTGGTAAGGCGATTATTACAAGTACACCAAATAGTGATGAAGACCAGTTTGCATTGATTTGGAAAGGTGCTAATAAAACAGAAGATGAGTATGGCAATCAAACTGAATTAGGTATAAACGGATTCAGAGCATATCGTGCATATTGGACTGAGCAACCGGGACGTGATGAAAAATGGGCTGCTGAAATGAAAGCACAGTTGGGTGAAGATCGTTTCAATCGAGAAATTGGTTGCGAATTCATTATTGCTGACGAAACCTTAATCAATCCTAACACACTTATTCAGCTAGAAGGCATAGAACCTATTACACGTATGGGGCAAGTACGTTGGTATAAACAACCAGTTAAAGGGAATATCTATGTAGTA